TACTCCAGACCTCAATGGTATGAGTGCTAAGCAAATGAGAAGAAAGAAGCCAATCAATTCTGATTACCTTCTTGATATTGAACCTCTCACAGAAAATCAAACTAAAATGTTTGAGCAGTATGGAACAGGTCAAAACATCTTTGCCTATGGCGCTGCTGGAACTGGCAAAACATTTGTCGCCCTTTACCTTGCTCTTCGTGATGTTCTAGATGAAAGAACTCCTTACGAAAAGATTTACATCGTTCGATCCCTAGTTGCTACTAGGGAAATTGGTTTCCTTCCTGGCACACACGAAGACAAGTCATCGCTTTACCAAATTCCATATAAGAATATGGTAAAATATATGTTTGAGATGCCAGACGACCCTTCGTTTGATATGCTTTATGATAATCTTAAAGCACAAGAAACAATTAGTTTCTGGAGTACCTCTTTCCTTCGTGGTTCTACCTTAGACAATTCTATTGTAATTGTTGATGAATGCCAGAACCTTAACTTCCATGAACTTGATTCTATTATGACTCGTATTGGTCAAGATAGTAAGATTATGTTCTGTGGTGATGCCAGTCAGTCAGATCTACAACGTACTAATGAACGTACAGGCATCATTGATTTCCAAAGAATCCTTCAGAACATGGAAGAGTTTTCACTTATTGAATTCAATATTGAAGACATTGTTCGTTCTGGTCTTGTTAAATCGTATCTAATTGCTAAAATTAATTTGGGGATGTAAATGAAAATTTTTAATCATGTTGGGCTGATTGAGCCTATTGAAATGAATACTGTTATGATTGAAGGTCGAAGGTATTACAATACCCCGACTGGGAAGAAGCACAAATCAGTCACCACCGTGATTAGTAACAACCCCAAAAAGAAAGAGGTGATTGCTAAGTGGAGAGCGAGAGTTGGGGAGGAAAAAGCAAACCGAATCTCCTCTCGCTCCACCACCAGAGGCAATCGCTACCACAAACTGGTAGAGAACTACCTCAACAATGAACATAATACAAATCTTTATAAGGAATTTCCTTTGGTTTGGATTATGTTTGAATCCTCACGTAAGATTCTTGATAACATAAATAACATATACTTACAAGAGGCTGGCTTATATTCTGACTTCCTCGGAATCGCTGGTCGTGTAGATTGTATTGCTGAGTACAACGGTAAACTTTCTATCATCGACTTTAAAACATCAGCCGAAGAAAAGAAAGAAGAATATCTTTACGATTATTACGTTCAAGAAACAGCATATGCTTGTATGCTACAGGAACTCTATAATCTGAAGGTGGAACAGTTAGTTACGATTGTTGCTTGTGAAAACGGAGAGACACAAGTAAGTATTCAGCCTCCTAAAAAAGAATATTTTATTAAACTACAACAGTACATTCAAGAATACGAAGAGAGGTATGAAAGAAATAATAGAGAATAGTTTTATGACACCTACTAAGTTCGCTCAGGAGGTTGAAAAAATAGCTCATGAAAATTCAATGAATTATATTGATGCTATTGTTCACTACTGTGAGTCAAATGAAATTGAAATTGAATCAGTTCCGAAACTGATTTCAAAGCCATTAAAAGAAAAACTTAAATATGATGCCCAAAAGCTCAACTTCATGAAGAAAACATCAAGAGCAAAACTCATGCTTGTATAACTATGGGAAACTTTTTTAAATCCGAAATGGTTCGGGGTGATCTTCAAGAAATGGCAGAGCTTCAGCAGTTCTGTATGAGATCTATGGTTGCTTTTCCTGTTCTTACCAAAGAAAAAAAGCTTCAATACTTTGAAGTGATGGAGCAACTGATTGAGAAACAAAAAATCTTTCATGCTCGTGTTATGTTGAGTGATGATCCCGAAGCTCAGGAGATGGCTGAAAGCATGAAGCAAGCTGCTGTCATGCTGGGAGCTACCCCTGGGCAAGCCATGGGAGCTATGTTTGACGACCTTCTAGAGAAGGTCCGTGTCATGAAAGAGCAACTAGAGGCTCAGAGGGATTGACGCTCCCCTGAGCCTGTGGTATGATGATCAGGTGATTCAGCGTCACACAAGCCAAATCCAATTTATCCGAGAAAATCCTATGTCTTTTGCTGATCTTAAGCGTAAGTCCCAGAGCAACTTCGAGTTCCTTCAGAAAGAACTTGAAAAGTCCAGCACCAGCAATGGTGCCGACGATAGGCTCTGGAAGCCCGAACTTGACGCTTCGGGTAACGGTTATGCCGTTGTCCGTTTTCTGCCCGCTCCCGAAGGGGAATCGGTGCCTTGGGCGAAGGTTTACAATCATGCCTTCAAGGGTCCTGGTGGTTGGCTGATTGATGGCTGCCCCACGACCAACGGTGATAAGTGCCCCATCTGTGCTGCTAACACTCGTTTGTGGAACAGTGGTCACGAATCCGACAAAGCTATCGCTCGTGATCGTAAGCGTAAGCTTTCCTACTACAGCAACATCTATGTTGTGAACGATCCTAAGAACCCCGACAACAACGGCAAGGTAATGCTGTTCAAGTATGGTAAGAAGATCCACGATAAGATCCTCGCCGCCATGCAGCCTGAGTTCCAAGATGAGACTCCTGTGAATGTCTTTGACTTCTGGGAAGGTGCCAACTTCAAGATTAAAATCAAAACGGTTGGCGGCTACTGGAACTATGATGCTTCTGAGTTCACTGCTCCTGCTGCTCTCAGCAACGATGATGATGAACTGGAAACTATCTGGAAGCAACAGTATTCTCTCGAAGCGTTTACTAACGCCAGCGAGTTCAAGAGCTACGAAGATCTTGAAACTCGTATGAACACTGTTCTGAATGCTGCTCCTGAAGTTCGTCAAGCTCAGTATGAAGAGGAAGAAGAACCAGTTCGTGTTGCCACTGCTACTGTTGTTCGTGAACCTGATCTTCCTTCGTTTAAGTCTAACGATGATGACGATGATGCTCTGAGCTACTTTGCTCGACTGGCTGAAGAAGATTGATACAGTAAAGGGGGCATACGCCCCCTTTTTTATACTCCAGTTTTTTTCAAATTACTTTCTATGTAATCGGTAGATTTAGAATACAAATTAGTGTTTCTAAAATCAGTAATGAAAGCTTCTAAGTATGCTGGTTTTAGTAAATAAATTTCTCTTTTCTTTTCATTTTGAACTGATTCATAATCAAATACAGTAACTGGAAATGATATTTCATTACCTAAGATTTCAGACACTCCAGAACCATTCCAATATTTAAATGATGATGTGTGAAAATTTTCATCCACAACAAGACCACTTTTTAAAACAAGTTGTCCTTGAGAATTTTTAAGCTCGATTGTTTCATAATGATGAATTTCTTCATATGGGTTATCATAATTTGATTCTAAGTATTTTCTTAAATCATTTTCTGACAGAGGAGTATCAAACAATGGATTGATAATATTGTTTGTTAAAACTATTACCCAATCTAGAAAAGGATCTCCATAAAGTTTTTCTGCTAACGTATCAAATCTATCGCCATCTTGTAAAGAATACTTTTTAAAGAAAACAGCATAAGAAAATACGTCAGGATTTACTTGGTATCTTCTAAAAAAATTCTTATTACGAACAAAATCTGATTCAGAAAAAGGATAACGAATAGGTTTTGTATCGTATTGTATGTCTGGTATATTTCTGAAATACATTTTAGTAGCTTATTCCTCCTTTAGAATCTATATCTTGAGCGAATAGAAGTTTTGTTTCCTTGAAGCTTAGTGATAATCTAGTGGCAACTGGCGATCCTCCTCTGTATGTAGCATAAGATCCGTCAGGAGTGTAATTAACATCTACACCAGCAATAGCACATAATTTATATACTGGTAAGTATGGATGAACTTCACCGCCCTTCATATAAGTTACTTGACAAAGCTTGGGAACAGTAATTAAAGATGCTGCTTCTATGGTTCCTAATAAAGCTTGTCCACCAAACGAAGGAAGCATAGCTTTTTTAAATGTATTACAAATTCTTTTTATTTCTAAAGCTTCCGTATCATTTTTTGGAGTCATTTTAAATGACAACGAAAATGTTCTCAGCTGTGAACCTTCGTAAAGCATTTCTGTGTTTGGGTTTAGAATCGTTCCCGATACAGCACCCATAAATTGATCTAACCCAATAGAAGATCCAGTAATTTCGTTGATCTGTTTTAAGATGGTGTCATATATTTTAGACTTAGCCATGCCTGCTCCAGAGCTTACTGTTACTCCTGGTCCTGCTAAATCAGTTCCAGCAAGTCGAGCCAATCCAACTGAAGCTGTGGAGAAATCTGCTCCTCCCCATCTAGCTCCGTATTGAGATTGAATATCTTCGGGCATGTATAATATAATAGTCGATAGACCAGCTGGTTTCTTTTTTTCTTTGGAACCAGACCTATCATAAAATGCTTTGGCTGAAGAAGAGTTGTCAATTATTGGTGTAGTTTCTCCTTCGGCTCTACCAAATGGAGCATCATAATCAAAAAATTCAAACACAACATAATCAGTATCTCCATTAATTTCTCTTGGATATCTGAGTGATGATGTTGAACCACCGTTTACTTTTGGTGCTGTTATTCTTATTTTTTCGTCAGGTGCTATACTTGGACTGGATTTTGTAGGAGTTGTAGAGTTGTTGGGATTTTTTGGATCTTTTTGCCATGCTTCTTTGGTAACATACCTGGAACCATTCCAATATCCTTTGGTACTTAAAGATCCTTCTAGAAATCCTTCTTGTCCTAATGCTGGCATTACTTGACCCTCTCTATGTCTTTCCTGTTGGTTCCTTTGATAATTCTTGTGCCCTTGATTCGATCATTCCAGTACTGGTCAATCTCCTCCCAAACATATTCTTTAGGATATTCGATTTTACCACCACCTTTCATTAACACAAAATCTTCTACAGGAAGAGCAGAAGCAGTTACCCATTCTTGTTTTGCTAAATCCAAGAACAAACTTTTACACCTTTTATAAAGATATTTATGAATAATAACCTTAGGAATATCTATCTGCCCCTTCTCTAATTTGTTGACAACAATTAATCTTTTCTTTGGTGTTAAGTAATGTAAGTTTGCTCCATAAAATTCTCCTCCAGATACACTGAGTATGTAAACTAGGGGATACTTATCATAATATGGAAGGTCTAAAGTTTCTGCTTTGTATTCGAAGAAACATAAGTGCCCAGGAAATACTTTACGACGGTTTACATTTTGATCTTGATGCCTTTTTAAATCCTTCAGTCTCACTGACAATTTTTGCCAGCTCATTCATATCTTTGTATGAAGAGTAACGCTTTACTCCATACTTAGAAGCAAGAGCACGTATCTGATCTCTTGTATATTCATCTAAAGATTTTAATTCATGTCCAGTTAGATGTACCCAGCGATCAATATTATTCTTGGCGTATGGTTTTGGTTTTAGATTATTCTTTGCTGCCATCTTATACTCCTAGGTGATCTTCTGTGAGGATTAAAAATTTCATTTGTCTATCTTCACAGAAGTCTTCGGCAGCAGACCATTTGGCACGATTCTTCATGTAGGTAAGAACTTCACGCTTCCAAGCAGCAGTTTTTCTTTTTGGTTTTTCTGTAGGACCGATTACCTGTTTCTTCGGTTTAACTTCAATTAGATACTTGCTGATTCTTCCGTCTCTGCTCTTGACTTTGATATAAAAATCTGGGTAATACCTGTGAACTCTTCCGTCAGTTGGACAACGATAAGGGATAATAACTTCTTCGCTACCCCACTCTATAATACTATCGTTATTATCACAAAAAACCATAAACTTTCTTTCCCACATGGAACGATAAATGATCCGAGTGGGGTTCCCTCTATATTTGTTTGGGTTAGTAGGTTTATAGATTCCAGAGTACGCCATAAATAAATATATCCCTCCGAGTATATTTAGAGTGGCGAAAAACGATTCAATAGCACAATTCATTAGTGCCATCTCCAAGGGAGGTGGTATGTCAATGTCTAATGGATATGATGTTGAATTTGAAATGACTGGTCAAGTATTATCTGTAGTTAGAAAAGTCGCTGGGATAGATCCAAACAGGAGAGAACCATCTCAACCAGGATTAGAAACAGTAAAAACAGTAACACCAAATCCAGTAAATAGATCAGTCAGATTAAATTATCCATCTGAATACATGGCTACTGTTAGAATAACAAAAACAGAAAGAGGAGCCAACGCCCCTAATAGTAGAGCCCCCATCTCATATATTATTCAGGAATGTTATCCTTATGCTATTGATGCTGTCCCTTTATCATATGGAACATCACAGATAACCAAAGTAACTGCCAATTTTTATTACAGAAAGCATAGCATTGTATATAATGATATCTCTGGGTACAGGGGATAAATAAATATACGATTTGATTTAAAGATAAATGGCGTTACCTAAAGTTGGTGTACCTACATTTGAACTAGAACTTCCTTCAACAAAAAAGACAATTAAATATAGACCTTTTGTTGTAAAAGAAGAAAAAGTTTTGTTACTAGCATTAGAATCAGAAGATGAAGACCAAATTTTTAGTGCTGTAAAAGACCTTATTAAAAACTGTGTTCAAAGTAGAATCAAAGTTGATGAACTTCCTGCTTTTGATTTGGAATATTTGTTTTTAAAAATTCGTGCTGCTTCAGTTGGTGAAATTATTGACATGAATGTAACTTGTTCGGATGATAACGAAACTCAAGTTCAAGCTCAAATTAATATTAACGACGTAGAAGTTTATTTCCCAGAGGGTCACACTAATAAGATTATGCTTACTGATAATCTTGGTATTGTGATGAAGTAACATCGAACAAATTTTTGATCAGGAAGACGTATATGATTCTTCTACTACATCGAGAAAAGAGTTTAGAGATTTTGTAGAAGGTCTTACTAACAAACAGTTTGAAGCTATTCAGGTATTCTATGAAACTATGCCAAAGCTACAGCATAAGTTTGAAGTAGTCAATCCAAACACAGGTAAAAAATCTGAATATACAATCGAGGGCTTACAGAATTTTTTCGTATAGCACTCTTCCAGAATAGCTTGGAAGGGTATTACAAAACTAATTTTGCTTTGATGCAGTATCATAAATACTCTTTGACTGAAATAGAAAATTTGATTCCTTGGGAACGAGAAGTTTATACTTCTCTATTGCTACAATATATTCAGGAAGAGAAAGCAAAACAAGAAGCGGCTAATCAATGATCCCAAAGAAAGCCATAAAAAAAGTTAGAAATGATATTCATTTAGAGATTGCTGCTGGATCTCTATTAGCTTATGGCGTTTTTCCTCAAACACAGGAAGGTATTCAATTAGCAAAAGAAACCGCTGCTAGCAAAGATACATGGCTAGCACCATCAGATCTTCCTGAGTATTATGACGGCATTGATAGCGACTTAATAATAGGAAAAGAGAATGATGCTATTCGTGCTATTCGTAATCATTTAAAAGAATTTTATGGTATATCTTCTGCTGGTACAGAAACTGCTGAAGACACTAGAGTACCAATAGAACCAAAGCCAGTTGAAGAAGTTAAAAAAACTCCCGAACGAGCTGTAAATCATCCTAAATTATATCCAGAACTTCAGCGTATCAAGCCCCGTTATATGTGGGGACAAAGAGGATTATTTGATTTAACATTTAAATCTGATATTGATAGAGCAATCTATTATGCTGGATCATCATCTAGAAATAAAGAAGGAGATATAATTTCTGCTAGCGAAACAAAGTTAGCAGTTAGGGAATGGATATTTGCTGTTACTGGCTTAAATTATTATGATGATTTTGATGAATTAAAAGATTATAGAAAGAGAATTCTTGATTACATCGTCACTGGATTAAGATCAAATACAATACAAAATGATGGCGGGGATTTAATTATTCCTCCAATTTATGATGGTCCGTTTGACGAACCTGATATAGAAGAAGACTATGATGAAGAAGAACCAGAAGGTTTGGATGACTTACTTGACTTCGTTAAGATAGAAGAAGATGAAGAAGATGAAGAAGAACCAAATAATCTAGATGATCTACTAAATTCAGTTAGGGTAGAAGAAGAACCTCCTGAGGACGAAAAAGAAGTTGAATCCCAGGCGGAAACTGCTACCCAAGTATTGGTAGAAGCTGAAGAAGCTAGAGAAGAATCTATTGATGAAAGTGTATTAGATGATCTTCCTGATGAGGTAAGACAATCATTAGTAGATCTTATTAATAAAAGAAAAGGAAAGGCTAAAGCACAAACAGAAAAGAAATCTTCTAGCTATGTAAGCAATAGAAAAATCCTTAAATTTTTGACAAACAACTTGTTAAAAATTCAGGGGCAACTTGATTCGGTTAACAATAATATTATAAGGCAGAATGAATTACTTCAAGCAAACCTACAAGTATCTTCTGGAATCTATGAAAATATAGAAATACAGAATACAATTTTCCTTTCTAAGTTAGATCAAATTTTACAAGCTGTTGGTGGACAGAGTGAAGCTGCCAAAAAATTTGCTGAGGATGAAGAGAAACGTTTAGCAGAAGAAAACCTAGAAGCTTCCCGTGATGCTGCTAGCACAGAAACAGCTATGAGTACCCTTGGCGGAAAAGGTACTGGAGGCAATTCTTTACTCCGACGATTAACTAAATTTTTTGGTAAGAGATTAGGCAGATCTTTGTGGAAAAGACTTGTGCCCAGAAGAATGAGAGCCAAGGCTAGATTAGGTCAAAGAGGTTTAACGAAAATAAAATCTTTACCAAAACGTTTAGCTCAATCATTCGGTACTAGAATAGCTGGTAAAGTTTTACAGAAACCTGCTCAAGTAGCAGTTAAAAACGTAGCACCAAGGGCAGTAGCAAAAGGATTTGAACACATTGCTTTGCCTGGTGTTAATAGAGCAATCAAAAATGCTGATGCTCCTGTAGCAAAAGCAATTACTAATACAGATAACTTTTTTGTTAGAGCTTTAAAGAGTCCTATAATACAGAAAGCATTAGTAAACAAACTGGGTAAAGAAGGAGCTGAAAAGCTGACTGTAAAAGTAGCAGCCAAATTAGTTCCTGGAGTATCTACTGTGTATGGACTAGGCGAAGGACTTGCTCGTATTGCCATGGGTGATGTTAAAGGAGGATTTTTATCATTTGGTAGTGCTATTCCTGGAGCTGGGTATGCCTTTGCTGCTGTAGATATTCTTCGTGATATTAATATTGATGCCTACACCAAACATATTGAATCCAATTTACCAAATCCATCCAACGAAAACTTCGCTGCCTTCTTTACCGAGGCTTTAGGAGTAACCCCTGATCAGTACGAGCTAGGAGGCACCACAGGGTCCCAGACAGTCATGCTTCATGGCACTGAGCTATTGATCCCACCAGCCTCTCCTGGGGCTGCTAACG